TAGTTGGTGCAGCACCGAATCCGATCATTTGTACATCTTCTTCGAATGCTTTTTGTGATTGCTCGACTGAATAGATAGCTCTCCACTGTTCAGGGTATCTATCATATTCCATACCAAACACGGTATTTAAACCTAGATTGAGCTGTTTGGTAAATAGTGCTCTATTTAAAGGCATGTTATTTATCTCCTATGATTATACGCCTGCTTGTCGAGTGCCATATAAGTGGTTGCTTATTACAACTTCCACTTTCGCATCCGCGCCTGCATCGTTATTTGGTATATCAACAAGTCTTAATATTCTTAAAACTTTAGCAGTTGTAGCTAAAGTAGAAATATCAAGTTCGTCTGTCGAATGACCATATGTTGAGTTAAATGTTCCAATAGTAACATTTGCAAGCTCACCTACGTTAGCTGTTGCAAAAGTACCATTGCACTGTACTTGGAATGTAATGTTTGGATCATCATATACATAAGCTTTCACCGCAGTGTTAGCTTTTACTGTAGTTCCAGAGTTCCAAACTTTAACAAATTTTACATCCCCTGTTGTGTTATCTTGATACTCAACGCCATAAAAAACACCTAGCGCAGTTCCGCCAGCTGTTCCCCTGATGATAGTTCCGTCTGTCGTCATCGTAACTAAATCACCACTTGCTAAATTAGCCGCAAGGCCATTAGCGATAGCATACTCTTGAGGTCTTATAACACCACCAGTTAAATGCCTAATTGGTACAAAACCATTAGGTGCATTAGTGTTTGCCATAATTGACTCCTATTTATTGTTACTCTTTAAAGCCTCCTCTAGTAACTTCAGTCTTAAAGGTCTTAGTAATAGGATTTCCTGGCTGTTCTACCTTGTGAATGTCTGCTTGAACTGATCTCATTAGATTTTCAGTCATTTGTGCGTAATACATATTACGTTCATTTACCATTTCTTCTGGCATTTCACAGAGTACCATTCCTTCTATACCTATATAACCAGCAAACTTACCATGTTCTATCGTTGGAAAATGTTTGATATTAGGGACGGTTTTAATGTCTCTAGGTACCCAACCTTCTCTCAATCGTTTAGCAACGTTTGTTGGCGTTTCTTCACCTAAAACCATAGTAGCAATCCATCTTTGTTTCATGCCAGCTCTTGGTTCAGGTGCCTCTAATAAATTACTAGGGCGCCATTGTGAAACCTTTGCTTCTTCAGCTCTAGTTTCGTGTTTTATTTTATTATCATTCATGTCGTGCTCCTATGTTCACGTATTGGTTGCAAAAGTTTTTACTTCTTTCGCAAACCGTTTTAGTGCCGCTTCATCATTTATATCGATACCAAATTGTCTTGCGGTATCAAGGTCATCAGAAGTGAGCTTTACTCTATTGCTATCTGCAACTTTTTTACGAGATACACCAGCAACTGGAGATTGCACTCTGTTGTTTTTTTGTACTACATTTTTACTTGTTTGAGAAGAACTTTCTTCATCTTTAACAAAAAAAGGTAATTTAGATGCTTTTAATCTTTTATCCATTTCTGTATAATAATCTGGATCATTAACATCCCAGCCTTCTTCTGTTAATTCTGCATCAATACCATATGCCATAGCTGTTTCTTTTCTATAACCAGGTTTATTAAACCATTGGCTATTTTCTTTTACCCAATCTGCAGCTAAAGGTGGTGTTTTTGCAGGTTTTTTACTTTTTGATGGTTCTTCTATTTTAGTATCATCTATTTTTGTCATTTGAGCACGAATATCTGACATTTGTTCGTACAATTTTACTTGTTCGTCAGTATTTCCTGTTTCAATTGCTTCTTTTAAACGTGATGATACACCTTGATATTGATTTTTTAATGATTTAGAACCAATGTCAAGTGTTCTTTTTTCTAGATTAGCAAGTTTTTCTTCCAAATCTACTACTCTTTGTTCAGCTTCTGCTCTTTTAGCCACTTCTTTTGCTATTCTCTTACGAACTCGCTCAGAATATGGTGCATCTTCTGAATATGGTACAGTTTTTTTTGTTTCTACGTCATTTTTAACTTCATTTTCAAACGACTTATCTGTACTTTTTTCTTTTTCTTCCTCATCTTCTGCTTTCTCAACAAGATCATCGATAGGATTTTTAGGAACTTCTACTTCCTTTTCATCATTATCTTCTATTTTTACTTCTAATTCTTTCTGATCTTTTTCTTCTTGTATTGTCATAGTAACTCCTATGTTGTCGATAACCTGATTTATCGTATTATATTTGTTGAGATACTATTTCAGGGCTGCTAATTGTTGCAAGTACCTCATCATCATTTATTAACACCATTTTAACTTTTTGTACAGATATTTTTGCACCAGCATATCTACCGTAAATTACCCAATCACCTACTTTACACCAAGGTTCTCTATTTTGATAACACTCTGGACCTAAAGCTATTACTTTTCCTACAGAATTTAACAAGCTTTGCATTTCTTTATTAGAATCAGGTAAATATATTCCACCTTTAGTTTTATCTATACTACCTTTTGGCCTAATTAATATTCTATAACCAGCAGGTTGTGGAACTTCTTTTGGTGTTTCAATTGAATCATCTGTTGCCCATTGTTCATTACTTATCATCTTCTTCTATATCTCCTTCCTGATATTTTTTAATTGTTTCATTAATAATTTCTAGAGCTTTATCTAAACCTTGTGCCATTCCATGTATTTTTTTGTAATCATGTAAAGTTTCTACATCTTTAGTTAACAAATTGTTACCTAATTCTGTTTTATACTTTTTTATTTGATTCTTTATCGTTTGTAGTAGTAGTTCCATCTATGTGATCTGTTAAAAATTCTAATGTTTCATCAAAATTTTTTTGTAAACTATTAGCAGCAATAGCAAACAATCTAGGTTTTACATGTTTTATAGAAATTTTTTTATTTTCTAAATATTTTTTAGCTTGTCTAATTCTATCGTTATTTACTGCCATTACTTTTTTCTTTTCTTTCTAATTGCTTCTTTTCCTTTTTTAAATATAGAAGCAACTTTAGTTTTACCCATAACTTTAGCTCTTTGCTCTCCTACAGTTAAAATTTGTATTTTACGTGCAAAAGGTTTTTTAATTCTTTTAACTTTAGCAACAGTTCTACGTGCATCAGCTGGTGTAGCAAATTTTATGCCAACTGTATCTTTAGGATTTTCGTCTGTGTATAATCTCCTACCAGAACCTTTTGGTTTTTTTCCTGTTCCTTTTTTAGGGTCAGCCATTATTTATCACGTTTTGCAACTCTTGAAGCTGTTTCAACAATTTTAGCTTTTACTTCCGCATCTTTTCTAGATTGTGTTCTTTCCTTATCTTTAACACCTTCTGCAAATCTAGCCTTTCTAATATTTAATTCTTCTGCTTTTAATTGTAATTGTGCAGCATCTTTTTGCATTTGCATTTGTTCTTTTTGTTGCTCTGGACTTGGTGGCATAGATCCCATTAAACCTTGTGCCGCTTGTGCTGCTGCAGCAGCAATTCTATTTTCTTGTTCAATATTTATTTCTTGACTAGGTTCATCATTCATTTCTTTATTAAATTCTCCAGAAGAGGTAGGCATACCCTCTGGTACTTGAGCTTGCATTTGTTGTTGATATAAATATGCCATATGTTGTCCAATATGAGCCATCATTGATGGATATAAAACTTCTTTAGCTTGTGGATTACCGCCAAATCTTGGATCATTTATAAATTGTTGATGTACTATAATATGAGCTTGATGATCTTGATCTTCAAAAACTTTAATTGGTTTACCATTTAACAATGCCATATTTTCTGATACAGGATCTCGTCTTGGTGTTTCTTCATCTTCTATCATTAGCTCGTTATATTCTGGAACATTTAAAGCTTGTAAAAATCTTCTTGTTGCTTCTTTTACATTAATAATGTTTGGTGAAGATTGAGCTAATTGTAAACCTGTTTGTGCCAAAGCTATTCTTTGAGCTTGTGAAAAAATATTAGGATCGCTTACTGGTATTACATCAATTGATTCACTAAAATCTTTTCTTCTAATAATTTTCTTTTCTCCTATAACATCATATGGATATTCATCATCTAGATACTCTCCATTTAATTCATAAATTAATTTAAATTCTCTACCTTGTGCTTGATGTAATCTTTTATGTATGGCACTAAATACTTTAGATCCTTGTTCTATCAAAGCGATGGTGGTTCCAACTGGTCCGGAACCAGCGGAATCACCAATCATTGCATCCGCTATTGATGCAAAACGTCTTCCTGATTCAGTTAAAACGCCTAAAAGCTGTAAGAGAGTAGGCGATGGTTCCTTGAAAGGAAGAGGGATAAAACTCTTTCTAAGATCATCGCCATAGGCTTCGACTTCTACCCATTCACCAGGTGAAACAGTTATATCTCCACCTTCTATTCTTGCTCCTTTAGCTCTAAATCCTCCATTGAGGTTGGCAAAGGCAGCTGAATCTAGTAGAGCACGAAGTGCTCCAGTGCTTGCATGTTGCAGACCGCCGATCATTTGGATTAGGCCGAAACCATAAAAACCTAAACCAGGAAGATATTTATAATGTATGAAATAAGTTCTTTTTCTTTTAAGTGGATCATCTTCTTTCCAATTTCTTCTAATTGCTAAAACAACTGTACTATCTTGGTCTACTGTAACAATATAAGGTAAAGCTAAACCATTTTCATCTTCACCTAAATCTAAATTTGCATGTATTTCTAATATTGTATGTATCTTATCCGACATACTTGGTGTCATACCTTGTAATCTTTCCATTGTTTGTTCTACAGTACCGCCTTGATTAGAAGTTGTTTCAGTTTTACTTAAAGGTACA